TTTCAAGTGATTGTATGCGCACGGATTTATCCACGTCAATGTCATTATCCACAATATGCAGATAATCGCCCGGTTGGAATACGTTTGTCACCGTTTCATGTCTCCCGACAAGGCTTTGCAACCATGCTTTTGTGACACTCAACCCATATTGCACCTTTGGTTGGCAATTTTGGTCATAATACTTGTTGCCCGTTTCTTCCAATTCTTCTTCCGCCGCTTGCTCAATGCTTGGCGGATAGGCAATATCAAGTATCTTGTATTCGTCACCCACTCCGATTTGGAAAGCCAATGATGTTTCGGACGGAAAGACATTGCCCCGGTCGTCTGTTTGCTTTACCAACGTAAATGTATGTGTCGCATGGTCATAACTGTGAATCTCAAATTCATATCCCGCAAGATTGCCCGTGTTGAAGTGTACTTTTGCGGCAACGCCATCAATAAGATACTTTGTTGTCACCCCGTCCGCTTCCTTTTCATTGAGGTTGAAAGGAAAGTCCGAATCAATGAATTGCAGCACGTTGCCGGACACAATGGATTCCACCGTACCCGTAAAAGACGGCTTTATATCATCAAAATTCTTGCGCCCCTCGAAAATACCGTATTTCGCCACCATTTCGGCTTTCTCGATATAGGATTGCCCCTTGGTCTTACCCGGCAAGCAAAGGCGGTCGGCACGGTATTTTGAAGTAATGTTTTCCGTACTTCCATACACTTTTAGCCGGGTGACAATGTTTGCAGACGATACATTTTCCCTTGTCAGCTCATACAAACCACGCCCCCTGCCATATTGGAATGTATATGGCAAGGTCTGACCGACTTTTTCATAAAGATTGATTGTATAGACCCCATTTGATTGCTCAATCTCAAATTCAACATTGAAATTGGATTCACCGCAAAGATTTTGCAACACGGACAAGCAATTGTCCGATTCTCCAAATGTCAATGTCTTGTCGCCTGCCGTTTCGGGGCATACGCCAAGCACCCATTTACCCGGAAAGACACGGTTTGCGTTTGCAACAAGGACGGTCATAAAACGGTGCAAGTCGCCCGTAAGGGTGTCGCCCTGCACATCCTGCAATTCATTTGTGGTCGTGTCAATGGTCACATCGTATGTCACCCGGAAAAGGTCATATTGTATGCCCTCAAATTCCAAGTCATATTGAAATTCGTGCATACCTGTTTTCTTGACCTTTGGCAATCGGTTCAATTTGTAGTCACGCCCGAATATGGTTATCTTATCGCCAATGCCGTATGTTTGCGGAAATGGCGACACAACGGTTATGGAAACGGTATCTTCCGCATTCAATGCCCAATTCTGCTTTGCGGATGAAATGTCGGTTGCCGTGCGCCTGTTGGCTATCGGCACACGGCTTCCATTTGCTTTCGTTATAAATATGTTGGTTAAATTTTTTCCCATACGACAATGGCATTTGTTTCAAACAATGATATTTCATCAATGCAGCCGGTTATTACCGGGAAATAGTCACCATTCACGGCATAGTCATGGGTTATTTCCACTTCATCGCCGCAAATGTCATAATCGACACTTCCATCACCCCAATAGATGTTCACATATTTGTTTGAGGTCAATTTGACGGTGCAAGTCTTTGTTGATTCACCCACCCGGATATGCTTCAATACACGCTTCACGGGTTCAGGCTCAACCAACTTCAATTTGAACGTGCCAACCATCAATTCATCATTCCATTCTTTTGTGATTTCGATTGCGTCTTTGCAATAGACTTCATAAATCAATGGCTTTACCGGGTGAATGTCAATTGTAAGGCGGTTTGTTCCTGTCTTGTCAAGCTGTTGTTGGAAAGAAGATACCTTTCGGATAAAATCCATCTTTGAATCTGCCTTGACAAAGCATGACAAGGTTATATCACGTGGTTCATAGAACTTGTGCATCAAATCAACACTTTCACCGTGATAATTATCCCAAGACAAAGAAGCCGGGGTCTTTAATTTCGGGCGGTTCAACACGCCGTCCGACCCGGACACATATACGCCATATTCTTTGAAATTTACGCCGTCAAGCAAATACCCTTGTTGCTTGCTGCTTGACATTTCATTGATAAGTTCGGCTTGTGTCAAGGCAAGGTTGTAAAACTTCACATCATCCAACAAGCCAAAGCCCCATGAACCGCCGTAATAGTCTTGATTCAAGGACACGCCAAGCAATGTGCCGGAATTGTTCACGGTCTTGACAAGTGAGGAATTGACGTAAAAATTGAACACACCCGACTTTTTTGTCAAAGCAAGCGAAAACCACGAACCGGGTTTGGCTTCAATGGGTACTTCAACATAGTTTTTCAGCCCGGAAAAGTTAAGTACCCATATCAACTTTTGAGGTGAACCCAATTCGGCTTCACGGTTTTGAACCCACATCATCATCGTAAAGTCGATTGTCATGTTAGGGAACACCGATTTTGACACCTCGCAAGTGTCTGACCCGGCAAAAGAAATTGCATTGCCGTTTTTACCTGTGACGAAATGCGCCCCATTAACCGCCCCGTCTGCACGGTTTTGGCTATAATCATACGCCACCAAAGAACCGTCACTTTCATCAAATGGCATTTGAAGAATTATGTTGTTCGCATCCATATCAATAAGTTTTTTTATGTTTCTCTATGACTTTTATAGTTGCATCATCCATTGCGCATTTGATTACCTGACCATTGCCGACATAATGATTTACGCACACTTTCGCCCGGTCGCTTGCGCAAACATTAACAACGGCATCATCAAATACATCAATGACCACAAAGGCATTGTCTTTTGCAATGACATTCAATTTGGCATTGTGCTTGGCGTATATCTCGCACACGTTGAACCCGGTTATTTCGACACGCCCACAAGTTGCCCCAAGACACACGCATTTGGGCTTATTTTCGATTTTTATATCATCGTCAAGGAAAACCCCGTATTGTTCCATTTTGCCCTTGAAATGCGTTCTAATGAAGCCGTTGTCGGGGTAATCATTGGCAAGGCAAAAATCAATGCCTTTCAAATACATTTGCGCCATCGCATTTATATTGTCACCGTTCAATGACTTCAATTCATTGTACCACGGTTTGCAAATGCCTTTTTTCTTTGCTTGCCTTGCAAGTTCTTTCGCTAAATCCATATTGTTTTGTTTTATAGTGAAACACATTCGATTATGACAAACCTTGCGACCTCAAAGAATCACCACTTGGGCGTTGCAATTCTCTGACCGCCGAAAGAATATCTTGAAGCAACCGATTGTAAGCCGTATTGCTCGCAATGGTGTTCAAGGCTTGCAGCGATTGCCGCAAGACTTGTGTTGCTTCCATTTGGTTTATTCGGATTGCGTTCATTTGCCCGGCGATAATGTCGGCGGTTTCTTCTGTTACACCTTTTACCGCACCTGTCAATGAATCTTCCGAATCATCGTCAATTTCCAAGTCTTTGAACAAATCCTTGTAAACATCCAATGCTTGATTGTAGTTGTTTGCCGCCGCTTGAACTTTGGCTTTGAAATCTGCAATCTCGGCATCCGTCAGACCATCAAAAATGAAGTTGTCACCCGACCAATACCCCATATCGGTGTAAAGGCTATCCAATGCGCTTTGCAATTGGTTTTCAAGAAACTTCTTTTTCAATTGGTTCACAATGGCATTTTGCAAGACTTCATTAACCGTTTGTTCAAAGGCATTCGCCGCATCTTCACCAGCCTTGAATGCTTCCGTAAGGGAATCCGCCAATGTTGATGCAAAATCCTTTGCGTTGGTCTGCAATATGTCATTGGCGATTTCGTCATACATATCTTGAATTTGTCGGTCAAGTTCCGCTATTTGGTTTTGGTAATCTTGGATTTTCCCATTGTCGGTTTTCTTCTTTGATTGTTCATCGCTAATCATGCCACGCAAATGGGCTTGTTGTTGTTCCATGTTGTGAATCAAGCCCATTTGGTTGTTGTACACTTCCGCACCCAAAGCCTTATCAACCGCCCATTCAAGTTGTTCATAAGACGCTTTCAGCTTGTCGATTGCTTCTTGGTGTCGCTTGATTGACTTTTCCGCCTTTCTGTCACGGCTGTTGAACAAGTCAAATGCGGATGAAAGCAAACCGATTGAACCTTGAATGATAGACAAAGGGTTGCCCGTTGCGATACCGCTTGCAACCTGACCCGCTCCATCCAATATGCCGCCAATGTCACCGATAATGGCTTGCGTTTGCTCATCCATCGTGACACCCATTTTTTCAAGCCCGGACGTTACCGCATCGAATGCTCCGCCAACAAGTTCAATTGCCCCGCTTGCGCTCTCAAACATATTGGTCAAGGCTTTTTTCTTGCTTTCATCATCCGCCGCCTTGCCAAATTCCTTGATTGAAGAAATCAATGACTTGAACGGGTTTCGTTCCTGTATTTCATTCTTCATGTCCTCGATTTTGTTTTTCAAAGTTTCAAGGTCTTTCGGGTCAAACTCGATACCAAGGTAAGCCCCATCAAGATTGTTGATTTTATCAATCAATTCTTGAAGTTTCTTGGTACTTATTTCGTCAAGGTCGCCAAACATCAATTCCCAATCCGGGTGTGCTTGCAATTCGTCAAGGGCGAATTTTGAAAGTGCCTGTGCTTGCGCACGGTCTATCGCTTCGACCATTTCCGTGTTCCCGGCTTCCTGTGCCGCACGCCGCTTTTCGTCATAATCATCAATGATTGCTTGCTTGCGTTCCTCAAACGTGCCATATTCGGCAAGCATCGCATCATAATCGACACCGCCAATGTTTCGGACATCCTTATTGTATTGGTTTGTCCTGTTTTGAATGGCATTGTCAATTTCCGCACGTTGCGCATCCGTTGTTGCCTTTTCACGTTCACGCATCATCAAGGCGACATCATCATTGAATTGTTGTTCAAGACGGCGTTTTTGCTCGACATAAGAAGCATATTCTTCAAGCAATGATTCCGTTTCCTGCCTTAATTGGTCTTGGGCGTTTTCTTCCGCTTCATTGAGGGCATCCGCCTTGGCATTGTCAAGTTCCGTTCCATCGCCGGACAATTCCTTGCGTTTCTGCTCAATGATATTGAGCATATCAAGGACGGTTCGTGCATTGGTCAATTGGGCATTCAATTCTTCGTTGAATGCTTCCAATACGGTTGTCCGTGTTTCCTCTGCAATGGCATCATTGAGTTGGCGCAATTGCTTGTTTTGTTCTTTTGAACGGTTCGCCACATCGACCGCCAAAATTTGGTCACGTTGATTCTTCAAGTAATCAATGTATGTCGCCCCCTCTGCAAGCAATTTGGAAAACTCTTGGTTTGCAGAACGGACAAGCACTTCATCACCTGAATTAACCCATTTTTGAAACCTTTGATATTCTGACCTATATTTATTCAGTTTCTCAATGAATGGGTCTTGCGTGTTGGTGCTTTTGTTGCTTGTGGTTGTTGTCTTTCGCCCGGTTATCGCATCGGCTTGCTTTTGCAGCTTTTCGATTTCCTGCATGGCGGTTTTGTATTCCGCATTGCTTGTCAGATTCTTTAAGGCTTCTTGCTTTACCTGAATGGCTTGTTCGATTGCTCCCAAAGTACCATCCGCATAAGTCTTGGTCGCATCAATCCCGGCTTGTTTTAGCATATTAAAACCATTAGATTCAGCGGTGGCGGCATTTTCAAATCCTTTGGTTATTTCAGTCCTCAATGCGTCAAGTTGTGTTTTTGCTTCCGCTTTGGCTTCATTGGCAACCTCTATTTGCTTGAATAAGATTGCGCCATTAGCCGCTTCACCATAAGGCACATTCTTTGTCACGGTGTCCGGCATGGCATTGTATGCTTGTTCTTGCTCCAACAAGGTTTTCACCTTTTCTTGTGCTTGTTGAAGATAGACCAAGGCTTTTGCCTTTTCAATTTGTGCATTGATAAAGGCTTGCTTATTGTTGATAAGCAAGTTTTCCGCATCAGTTACGCCATTGATGGAAACGCCCAATTCGTCAAAAGCCGTTTTGTTTTCCTCAATAAACTTCTTTTTTGCGTCCAAATCATCGCCAAGGGCATTCCACTTCAAGGACAAATCTTCAATTGTGGCAATAGGCTTATATGCGTTTTCGGCAAGGGATTTATAAAATTCCTGTGCCGCTTTCTTGCCCTCATTCGCCTTGCTGACAAAGTGAACAATAACGCCAACCAAAGCCGACAATGCGGCTGCAATCCATCCGAACACCGGGATTGACTTAATAGCCGCCCCGACCATACGGAAAGCCCCGGCAAGACCTATGTTTGCAGCCGTACCAGCGACCGCCGCTGCGGTTTGCGCCCCGGTTGCGACCGTGTTTGCTCCTTGGGCAACCGTGTTCCCGGTTTGTGCCGCCGTATTTGCTTGTTGTGCGGCTGTATTGGCGGCTGTTGCCGCCGTGTCCGCAATGGTTGCGGTGGTATCTGCAACGGTCGCCGCTGTTGATGCAACTTGTTCACCCCTGCCGACCGCCAATAATTTGTTCCACCATTCTTTCAACCCGTTGATGGTTACAAGTTGGAATGCTTCATCTTTATCAAGGGCAAGTTGCACTTCTTTAAGTCCAATTGTGACCGCCATTAAGGACTGCACTTTAAGCATTATCTTTTGCAGATTCTCGTTTTCGCCGCTAAACAAGGCAACCGCACCTTGTGCCGCCGAAAATGCGCCTGAAACGCCCGAAAGCCCCGACAACAAGCCATCCCACATCCTTTCACCTCGCTTCAACATATTTTGTTGGGTGGTGACGGCATCCATCGCTTCCGACAATTCGCCCATTTGTGCTTGAAGTTGCTTGTATCTTTCGGAACTTGTGTCGCCCGCAAGTTCCAATTGCATCAATTCTTCACGCACTTCACGCAAGCGGGTGCGGAAAGACACGTGGGATTGTGCCGCTTTTTCGGCTTCCTGTGCCGCTTTTTCTATCTTTTGCGCTTCATCTTCCAATGCGTTTGATTGGTTGCGCAACTCGTTCAAAAGTTGCTTGCGAACCGTCACTTCACCTTTGATTGCATCCGCACGGTCTTGTAAAGCACGGTAATCATCATCACGCCCGGACATGAAAGCATCGCTTGCCGCATGACTAACACGGTCATATTCGGCACTCAACTTTGCAATCGCTTGTTCGTGTTCCTCACACGCCGCACCAATTTGCCCAAGTGTCACACGTATTTGGTCAAGGCTTGAAGCCGCACCGCTCGTTGTCCTTTGCAAATTGTTCAATTCGTTCATCAAATCGACAAGACCTTGTTTTTCGGCATCCAATTCTTGTTTTACCGAATTGGCTTGTTCGATAAGTTGATTTTGTGCATCGCCCGGTTCAATTGCGTTTATTTTGGCGGTCAGGTCATTGTATGAATTTTCCAAATCCTGAATCACCTTGCGTTGAATCTCGATACACTCGACCATTTCTTGTGTGGTCTTATCCATCACATCGCCACTTCCGGCAACGGCATCCGAAAAGCCTTGCACACGCCGCAATGTTTCGTCAATAGCCGCATTAAGCTGACCATTGTCTAAAATGGATTTGAAAGATAATGACCCACCGTCTATTTCTGCCATATTACATCATACTGTTAATGTAGTTCATAATTTGTTCGCTGTTGTCCTCTGACAATTGAATTTCCGTTTCCTTGCCATCATCCAAATCATAGCCCGGTGCATCAATCATCATCCTTTGAACAACCGACCACGGAATGCCGTGTAACAAGTAGTCGTAAGTCCATCCGAAATGCTCACATATTGCACCCCGGCGACCGTGCGGACTGTTTAACCCTCGTTGTTTTCCTCTATCCGAATCGGCATCGTGGTTCTTTCTGTTGAAATCAATCGAATAGAGTTCATAAAATCCCCAAGATTGCCCATCGTATTGACAAGTACATATAACTTGTATAGGATTGACGGCTTGATTTTACGGGCGAACAAAGAAGTCAATTCGTCAAGTTTCTTCGTGTCCTCAATCCATCTTATACCGCCCTTGCCGGGTTTTGCAACCAACCTGTCTTCACCAAGCACCGCAATGGCAACTATTCTTGCGCATCGCAAAGAATGCTTGTGGGCAAGTGTCCTTGCCATCTTCATGCTGTCCGTGTCCGCTGACTTCATTACATTTTCATCAATGGCTATTTCCACCAATTCGGATGTTATGCGGTCAAGGGTGGCAAGGGTCATTTCTTCGATTCTGAATGTGCGTGTCACCTCCTTGGGCTTATATCGCCTTATCAGACCGAAAAATCTTTTCTCCACCTCAAATTCGGTGTCTTTCAACTCAAATGATACGCCCTTATTGATAAGGGTGTTCAATTCATTGCGTTCTTGTTCAAGTTGTTTCTTTTCGTCATTCATAATCTCTGAAAGAAAGAAGCCCCCGCAAGTTGTCACACTCCGGGGGCTTCGGGTTTTTGTATTAAACAATCAATGCACCCCGAATTACTCCGTGGCTTTTTTCGGCACGCCGCGAATGGCTTTTCCGGCTGTAACCGCCATCGGGGTAACGGTGAAGTCCACAAGGAAAATTCCTGCCGCCGACATATCCGCATTTATGACCGCTTCAATATCACCGTTGGGAATCTCAAAGTCCAACCCCTGTTCAGATTCAACGAAAATTGCCTTGTTTGCGACAACTTCATTGCCATCATAACCCCACTTGGGGTTGCTTGAATCGCCCACATTTACACCGCCGACATAATCAATCAAATCTTGCACGTTGGCATCCATGATTGAGAATGTCAGGGTCGGGATTTTGCGTGACTTCTTGCGCACTTCCGGGGCTGCCATGCCCTCCTCGAAATGTTCCGTCACATCCGCCGTTGCCTGTGCAATCTTACAAGTGTTCTTGTAAGTCTTGCCGATTTTGTTTAACTCGGACGGCATTGTTCCATTGGGTGCTGCCGTTCCAACCTTGATTTGGCAAAGACCAAGGGTTATCAAAGATGTTCTTTCTGCCATAACTTTTAATCAATTTGAATGTTCCAATCAATGCGAATGTTAGCAAAGTGTTGTTTGGTGTTCGGCTCATACATGATTGACATTGTGCCGGGTCGCATCTTCAACCCTTTGATGTTCGCACTTCTCACAATCGCCAAGACTTCATCCGTCAAGGCTTTCAAACGTGTGCCGTTTTCTGAAACCTGCATTTTCCCTTTTATCTTCTTGGTGGTGTCCGGCGTATAGATATTGATGTTTGACGTGCCAATTTGCGGCAAGCTGTCTTGCCCCAAATCAACGGTGTTCACGACAATATCTTCATCAACTGAATTTTCCGGGCGTTCATCACGCACATAGCAACCACCCTTAATGGATGTTTTGCCATTGAGCAATGAAAACAAGATTCCGTCCGTGTCAAATGTAGATTTCATTATTCGGCTGCACGTTTAATGTTCGTAATCAGTTTTTCAAGCATTCGGGGCAATTCCCGCTCTGCAAGATGTTCGGCACTTGATAGGACATTGTAACCCTTTGCTTCCACGTAAGCGGCATAATTCATTCCGGCGACCACAACAAGGGCAACACCCTTTGTTTCCTTTCCGACCTTTTCGGCGATTGTCTGACCAGACTTTATGCCCCTTGCCGCCGCTTCGCTTTCCGCACCGCTCGCCGCATCAAATTGGCTATGAATGGCGACACCATCAACAAAAACTTGATACCCGGTGGATGAAGTCAATGCCCCCGTTTGCATCATGTAACCTTTGTTGTTCCTTGCTTCCGTCAAGCACATTTCGCCAAGCCTTTGCAGCCTTGCGATTTGCTTTTGCTCGACCATATCAAGGAAAGCATCAAACCTTTTCTTGACATCTTCTTTTGTAAAGTTAGCCTTTATAGCCATAGCCTTGAATGAAGTTGTGACGGGTCGAAATTCAAGCATATTCCGGCAATCCTTATGTCCGAACAACCCTTGTCGTTTGCAATTATCACTTTCGCACCTTTGGCAACCATTGGGCAAGTTTTGGGGCATTGGATAACAGATGTTGCCTTTTGGTATTCACCCCCGGCAACCTGAAATTCCGTGCCTTTGCCGTCCGATTCTTCACGGCACATCGAAATGAACTTGCGCGACACTTCACATTCCGTCCAATTGCCGTTTGCATCCTGTATGGATTCCCCGGCTTCTTCGATAAATAGGAAATGCGGATATTGCTTCACGAATGCCATATTACCAAATGTTTGAACGGTTGCGAATCTTGGGGCGTGCGACAAGCACATTTTCTTTGCCCAACTCATTGCACAAGGCGGCATAAAAGAGTTTGACGGCATCCATATTCCATGATATAGAATATCCGCCCTCCGATACGTTTTGGGTCATTCCTTTAAGGATTACGGACATACGGTTATAAACCGCCGTGTCACACGCCCTTACATCCACATCGGATTCCGCTTCAAGACCACCTTTAAGAACGATAATGTCAATATCATCTTCCGAAAGGTTAAGTCCGTTCAATGCTTTGGTCAAATACTCCTTGTTTGTCATACTCCTTTTTGTCTTGCAAAGCCGTTAGGGTGTGTTATGCACCCCAACGGCGAATGTTAGTTCTTATTCCAAGTTGTCGCATTGGTCTGCATCAACACGCTTCGACCTGAAAGATTCCAAGCCGGGAACAAGTTGGCGATTCCCTCCGTGACTTCCTGAACGGGCGATTCATTGGAATACTTCTTGACCAGCGTATGACCGTGCATTACCTTTTCGGCAACACTTCCGGGCAACTTCTTTGCGTCAATCGGCTTCTTCCAATAGGTGTTTCCAAGCACCTTGCTTTCAGAGAAAAGAACCACATCATCTTCAAACGGATTTGAAGTAATGCGTGAACCATCGGCAAGTTCAATTGTGATTTCTTGGTCAATCACGATTATCTGCAAGCCACGGTAAAGTTCTTTCTTCTTGGCAAGATATGCGTTCACGGTCGCCAAATCGGGCGCATCCTGCGTTCCCGTTGCATTCTGAATGAATGATGAACACTTCTTCCAAACTTCTTCCTGTGAAGCAAATTTTTCAAAGGTATCAACATTCATAAATGCGAACTTGTACGTTGCGCCAAACAACTTCTTGCCAAGTTTCATCGCCTTTGGAATGTCCTTGGTAAGCGGTTTTGCGCTTGTGCCGCTCGTGTATGCCGTTTCAACGCCAATCTTCTGTTCCGCCGGAATCAGATAATCAACGTCATATTCGGTAACGACCGCCGCATTGTTGGAATTGGTGAACTTGACCTTTCCAAGCGAAATTTGGCGCAATGCAATCCATTCCGCACGGGCTGCAACGCCATCCCAACAATACTTGGTATCTTCCGCCCAAAACTCGACAAGGGCACGCAAATCGGGGTTGCTGCTCGACATTGCGACCATTATGTCGTATTCGGTCAATTCATCTTCGTTCTTCTCTCGTGATATGGCGATTTTTGGTATATCGCCCTGAATGCGTGAAATCGCTTCACGGGTCTTGCGTGAAATTGTCGCACCCCTTGACACAAGGTCGGCGGCAATCTTCAAGCCGGATTGCGCTTCAAGCATCTTCCACGTCAAAGTATTTGTTTCTTTGAGTGGGAAAAGGGTTGGATAATAGTAATCTTTGAGGTCGTAAGTGCGGATTACGGCTTCCATGTCCTTTTCATTCAACCCAACCATCAATGATTTTTGCATATCGGTTTGCTTTTAGGGGTTACACATAAGCGATTGTCTTTAATGCCGTCTTGATAGCGGCATTTACTATGGGCGCGGTTGCTTCTCGCACAACGCCGATAACCCATGCACTTACAAACAAGTTGTCGCCATCCTTGACATCTTCATTCGACCCGGCTATTGCAACCGGGGTCACTTTCAATGTCTTGTTTGCTCCACTCGATTCAAACGCACAAGTTCCAGCCTTGACGACCGCACCAAGGGTCGTTCCAACGGTGATAACATCCTTTGCCGGGTCTGACTTGTCGATTGCCGTTATCTGCTGACCATTGCAAGCATCGGTTGCGAACCTGTCACCAACTTTGAAGTGGTGTCCTTTGGCAACCTCATACGTGGTTGCGGTTGCAATCGCTTCCGTCAATATCTGTGCGGTCTTGCAGACTTCAAACAATCCATCAGAACCAACGCCAAGGGGTGTTCCCTCGAACAACCCCGTGCCACCCAAGTTTGCGACCTTGACGGTAACGCCACCGGGTATATCTGCAACACGGTGAAGAATACACTTCACAACACGGTTGTCCTTTTTACGGTCAATTCTCAATCCCATTGTTTTGATGAATTAAGTGTTAAACATCTTTGCCCGTGAACACGTTGTTTTCGGGCTTTTGGCTGTTAATGAAATCGGCAACGCCTTTTGAAATACCGCTTTCTTCCTTTTGGGCGAATAGCGGGCTTCCGCCGGAATTGCTCAAATCAATATCAGCCTTGTTTTGATTTGCCGTGGCAATGTCCTTTTCCTTTTCCGCCAAGTATTCGTTGAAGTCATCGTCCGTGTCGAACTTCATGCGGGCAAAGTCTTTCAAGGTTTGGTTCTTGAAATTCTCATCCTTGCAATTCGCCAACTTTTCGTTCAATGATTGAAGCCTTGACTTTGCAATGTTGTCACGCTCATAGCCTGACAACTTTTCTTGAAACGGCTTGACGGCTTCCGCAACGGCTGCTTTCACCACTTCCGAAATATCGTTCGGGTCGGGCTTTGGGTCGCCGGGTTCAACCTTTTTGCCCTTATCCACGAAGTCATACTTCTTTTTCAAGTTCGTTTCAAAGGTTTTGTTGCTGTCGGACACTTCCTTATCCACATCGGCGCGATACTCCTTGACAAATTCGCCCACTTGCGCATCGGTGAGTTTATCCACAAGGGCTTTCGCTTCATCTTCGGTTGCGCATTGTAACGCAAGTGAACGTGCCAATGCTGTCAAACCGTCCTTTCGCACGCCTGAAAACTTTGCAATCAGTAATGCTAAAATTCTTTCTTTCATTCCGATAATCTTTTTATAAGTTCACAAATCATGCGTAAAAGTAATGTGTTTTACTATAATACACCTTAAAACATATATTGACTTATCCTTGATTTATCCACATTTTGCATTGCAAGTGCATTTTATTGGGGTTGGACGCTTGTTTTATTAAATATAATCATTACTTTTGCGGTGTGTTACTATAAAACACAATGCAACATTAAAAATTACGCAACAATGGAACAATCAATTTTCAATCTGTTTGATGCAATCAATCGTGAGGGCATCGACAATTCAACATGGGGGCTTTGCCAAGACATTGCCGACACACAAGACTATTTCGGCACAAAAGAATCTTTCGCACTTCAAGGGCAATTTGTGTATGTGTATGTAAACCCGGATTCCTTAATGCCTTTTATGGATAGAACGGGCATCAAACCCACTTACACACTTTCTTTTGAAGATGATAACACCACTATCAACATTTACCAACTCTAAATCCTGCAACAATGTTAATCAAGGAAATAAAACAAGCACTTATCGGCAAAGTCCTTTCGTATTATGATGGATGGAATGGTTCAAGTGATTACTTCAAGATAGGGTATATCAAGGGGTGTGGCTCATGTATTAGTGTCTATCCCGAAAAGGGCAAAGGCTTTGGGGTCATTATTCCCAAAGCATACATTCCCAAACTCATAGAGTGTGGCGAATGCGTCAGGCACAATGAAGTTGAACGGTGTTCTTTTGAAACAAGATGGGCTTTGTTTTGATTTTAAGTGTTTTACTATAATACACAACCAATGAATAATCGTTTGATTGAACTTGAACGAAAGGCAATAAAATTCATCCGTAATGCTGAAAAACTCGCATTGCGGATGAATGAAAACGGCTTCCATGTCGCCTTTTCCGGCGGCAAGGATTCACAAGTATTGCTTGCCCTTGTCGAAATGTCAGGTGTCAAGCATCATGCGGAAATGCAAGTCACAACCGTTGATTCTCCCAATTTGATGAAGTTTGTACGCACCAATTATCCGCAAGTCCGTTTGAACTTGCCCAAACTGAATATGCGCCAACTAATTTTGAAGAAGAAAATGTTGCCGACACGACAAGCAAGGTTTTGTTGTGCGTTCCTAAAAGAACAAGCGGGGGGGTACGTGTACTTGCTTGGGCATCCGCAAAGCCGAATCAAGCCGCCGGGCAAAACGGCACAATGTAGAAGTATTGGGGCAACACATCGGTTATGAAATACATGATGGGCAATTGCATACAATCAAAGGTGGTGAACAACTATTTGAAACAGACACCGAAACAAAAGTCTATTGTGTAAATGGCAAAGACAAGGTGGTTATTTCGCCCATATTTGAATGGTCAGACAAGGATGTTTGGGATTTCATCAAGGGGAACAATATGCCGTATTGTGATTTGTACGACATGGGGTTTCATCGCATCGGATGTTTGTTTTGCCCAATGGCTTCCGTCAAAGAGAAAAGAAAAGAACTTGAATTGTTCCCACGCTTTGCCGATAAGGTTTATATAAGGGCAATACGTGAACTAATGGCGCAAACCGGGAATTATTCAAACTTCGATTCACCCGAACAAGTCTTTGAATGGTGGATTTCAAATGAAAATGCCGCCGATTGGCTTTCCAACAAACGTAATCAACAAAATCTTTTTAATTATGATAACCATAAAACTTTCTGAACTCAACAAAGTAAAAATGTCTGTAAATCCGCCTGAATGTGTTGTTAAAGCGGATTATAAAGTAATTCTTAACGGGATGGTCAAACAATATGTCGGGATAGGTTGGATTGATGTTGCACCAGCGACCCAAAAAGACTATGAAACAATACCCCAAGTAATAGATTAACATCAATATAATCACAATGGAAAAGTTAAATTTTGAAACACTCGCAAGCAAATATGGCTTGACGGTGGATTTCGTGAAAGAACTTCACGAAAAGGTTATTGACAAAGAGAATTTCGCCCGTGCGGTACGGATGTTTGCGGTCGGATTGTTGCCTTATGACATGGCAACCGGGAAAGACCCCATCAATGTTGCCGAATATCGGCACAAAGTCGCTCAAAATATGTGGGCATTCCGGCGTAAGAAAACGGAAAATATCAAAGCTGCAATGGAACAACAACGCAAGATTGTTGAGTATTACAACGGATGCAAGGCACTTACGTTGAAAAATAAAGCCGTCAAAGACGTTGTTTTCGTCAAGGATGGGCATTTGGTCGCCTTTGCCCATTTTGAGCCGAAACAAGGCGGTATTTATGGCGCAAACAACGAAGTAATGCCCAACTTCCGTTGGCATCCGCACGAATACTTGGCAAGGTTGCGCAAGTTGAACAAAGCATTTTATCGGCAAGTTAAGAAAGCGGCGGTTAATTCGCCCCGTGAATGGTTCGATTTTAATTTGAAGTGATATGAAACAAAATTTAGAAAACATCAAGGTCGGTGATACCGTTATTTTTTCAATGGGTGGCATATATTGTTCCACAATTATTGATAAAGTCACAAGGGTAACACCAAAGCAATTTGAAGTTCGGTCATATCGCTTTCGCAAAAAAGATGGTTCAATGGTCGGTGACGTTTATAGACATTGCCGATTGGCTACCGAAAAAGATATTGAGGATTTCAAAATGGAACAACACCGCAATTCACTACGAAACAAGATTTGTAAATTCTTCAAGTCGTATCAAAACATAGATTCATTGACTATTGATGAAATGGAAAAGATTAACGCCATCATAAGCAAACCACAACAATGAATGGAAATACGATATACCATGTTTGCTTTGGCGACAATGACCATCATTATTTCGGGTCTATCACCGCCATATTCGACAAGTTTACGCCTGTTGAATTGGGCGTGTCAAAGTCACGGTTGTGGTCTTTCGGAATTTCCGAAAACAAGCCGTATCGGAATGACAAGTGCATCATCTATCGGGGCATAATACACCGAAAGAAAACCAACCGCAAACCGCCAAAATAAAAGGGATTGGGGCTTAATGCCCCTTTCCCTTTCATTCGTTGTTTTCCGCTTCAAGTTCCGCCTTATACTGACTTTGCACGGCTTGCAACAATTCATCATTGTTGGTCATTTCTGCATACTCAATCAAGACGTGGGCATTAAGTAGGGGGTATTCTTCCAAGTCACGAAAGAAATCTTCCTTTGACACGACCAAATCATTGATTATGCTTTCATCATTGCAGAAATCATAAATCGTCTTGTTTTTTAAGTTTGAATAATCCATAATGTTGTTATTTGAATGGTTCATAATGCAAAATTACTTTATAATCCCCTCATTTTTAAGGTAGTTTTCTATGGTTGTTGTGCTTGCACCTCTCCGACACATCGTAACAATCTTCTTCAATTGTGCCTTGCCTATCTTTTTGCCATTAGCACCCTTGAATGTGTCAAGTCCGCCATCCAATAATGCTTGGATTGCCGTTGTTTCTTGCTCTGAATACTTCAATGCAAACAGATTCTTTTTTGCAGACTGCAACACTTTGTCCGGGTCAAGACCACATTTTTGAATAACATAATCATAACCCAATACACGGCGATTATAACCCGTTGAATTACGATTGTTGATGAATTGCGGTTGGGGTGTCTTGGCGCATCCCAATTTAGAATAAAATTCCGGCAATGTCTTTCTTGCCACAAATTCATTCATCATTTCCATAACATCGGTTTGTGTGCTTGTTATATACATATTGCCCGGAACATTGCGGTTGTGGGTAATCTCATGCCATAATGTCGCCATTGCATCGGCTTCAAGGTCTGTTATGGTGTCCGACTTGCCTTGCCCGATTTTAGCCAATGCCGACTTAACACGCTGCAATCTGTCGGGGGTAAGCCTTATCCGACCATCCATGTATGTGTCACCATTAACGCCACGCCGGGTTGTAGGCGACAACTTCAAATCACCATTAGCAAACCATTTGTCGGTTGTAAATTCTGCATTGATGGATTTGAAAGTTTCATCAACATCCGCATCCGTCTTATAGTCGGTCTTAACGGCTCTATGTGGAATATCCTTGCCACTTTTGCCTTTGGCTGCATCAACTGCCTTTTGGATTTCCTGTTGGAATTTAACCAATGTGTCTTTGCATGAAGCCTTTGACATAATCCATTCCCGTTTGTCGCCTGTAATGGTGGCAATCAATTGCAGCATATCGGAAACGTCAATCTTGTACTTCCGGGCTTCTTTGACCGCTTCATTAGCATCATTGATGAATGCCTTATATTCTTGCTTGGCATTTTCAACACGTTTTTCCAATTCGTCAATCGCCCGTAAGATGTTGCTTGAATCAGGCGTTTTCATTGCATCGTCAAGAATGTATGTATTCAAGCCCCATTCGCTGCACTTGGCACGAATATCCGCATCCTTTTGTTGAATTTCTGCCGCTTTCTGTTGAATGGTCGCAATTCGGTTGGGTATTCTTACAATATCCTTTTCGGCAACATACTTGTCAAGCATTTGCAATTGAACGGTCAAGCCCCACTTGCTTGCCAACATCCTTGCTTGGGTGATTTGTGGCATAAGGGCGTTAAGCTGCTGTTGTACCGGGTCAATTTGCTTCTTGGTTTCAAAGTTCAACCCCTTGGATAACTTGCCGTCCGTGAAGTTGTCTTTGATGAAATAAGGTGTGGAACTCCAATTTGCTTGCGCTTCTTCATGTTCCTTGACCCACTCTTTGAAGCCGTCCGGCACATCGACAACGACATTCTTTGCTTCCAAACGCTTGTATTGAGTGCCACGCAAAGCCGCTTTGAGGTCGCCCAACTCGTTTTCATCAAAGGTTTCTTCATCCATCAGGATTGGCACGGCGTAACACATACATTGCGGGTGCCAGCCCTTGAACTTGAAATGCTTTGGATAACGCCCTTTCAGCTTCTCGCAAATGTCACACTTGCACAAAGGTTCATGGTTAGACCTTTTGACCTCAAACCCCACGACAAAATCAAGGCTTTGCCAACGCAAATAATCGCTTTCACGGTATGCCATATTGATTTCAGACCGTGTAAGCCGGGCGGCATTCTTTGCGCTTGACCTGTAAACGCCCCATCCGGGGTGAAATGCCTTTGCCGCTTTCGACAACACAAGGTTGCCCCGTTTGTCACGCACACGGCGGAACAATCGGTTCGGCTCTCTCAAATTCTGCCGGACATCCCGTGAAAGTTGTGCCGCACTTCGACCCTCACCCAACCCGGCATCAAGTGCGGCTTCAAGTTGTTCACGGTATTGCCCAACATACTTCCAAACACGTTGTGAAAGGTTCATTCCCTCAATCTTGCGCCCCTGAAAGGTTTTCAAGGCATCCAAATTTTGGTCTTGCATCTTTTTCAATTGCGCCTTGCTCAACTTGGATGTATCAAGTATTGAGGAAATGAAGCCATCATTCTTGCCGCAAGCAAACAACCATTGCTTCTTTGACCCCGTTTCAATGACCGTTGTAATGCGGCTTGCAAGTTGCTTGGTGACACTTTGCATAACCGCCTTGACACTTGGGTAATCATCGAAAGAAAACGGCTTGTCGGGGTCATATTTGCCCTTTGCCGCCGCCCTTGCTATTTCGGCGGTCGCCTTGTCAAACAAAGCATCAACGGCTTGCGTGTATTGCTCCGTTTGCCTGTAATGTGCGGCATCGAATGTCTGCACCGAAAATCGCTTTACTTTCTGCCTTTTAGCCATTGCCCCTTAATTTGAAGTGTTCGCATTGAGGGTCTGACAAGAACTTGCTATATTTCCCCTCTTTGTGGAAAGGGCATTTGCACATGAACAATTCACCTTTCCAATTCTTTTCGTGCCAATCACATGAATGCGCACAATCCCGGCATTGATGTTTTGGCGTTTCAATGACTTTCCTTTTCATCACGCATCCATTTCAAGTTGTGGTTCGCCGATTATGAATGAATTTTCGGTTGTCGCTTGGTCTTTCAACTTCTGCATGGTCAATTCGACATTGCTTGAAAGTCCGGCTTTCTCGACCGATTCTTCTTGCGAAATGACGGGCTTGTTGCCATTAGCCGTAAGCCAATAGTTCAATTCGTCAATCTCACTTGTAAGCATATACGGCACAATTTCGGGTTCAATGGCAATTGTTTCGCAATCCGCTTCCAATGCGTTGTTCATCTTGCCGATATAGGCAAGAATGACATTCACACGCCGTTGCAAATAATCATCGAAGATTTCCCGTTTGTCTTGCACTTTAAGATGGGCATCCATGAAAAGCAATTTCAAGGCAATGCCACTTATTGCGCCAAGCCCCTTGACCGAATCAAACGAAATATCCGGCGTTTGGGTGATTGTATAAATCATCTTCAAAAGGGTTTCAATCTCCAACTTGACGGCTTCCGGGGCTGACTGCCAAGACACATATTGCATGGTTGCACCATCTTCACCCTCAATGACTGCACCGCTTTCGCCTTTCTTTGCCCATCCTTTGATTATGCCCGTTGTGAATATCTTGGGGCTTGCGTGATAGTCGTTTGTATCGGCAAAGTTTGACAACAAGGTTTCCAAACGGTCAATCAGTTTATCCACATCTTCCGTTTCAAACTTGGGTTGGTGTCCGTAAATCACGGGGATTTTGCCTATCGTGATAGGCTTTGGATAGCCCGGTGCGGCTTCATAGCCATTTTCCCCATTAATCCACAACCAATGTTCTTTGTCTGTGAATGTTTCAAAATAATCAACGGCATTTTCCCCGGCATCCTTTCGGCTGAATGACCGTGAAAAGGCTACCATGTCGCCCGTTTCGTCAAAATAGGGGTAAAGGGTATCACCATAAGCGGGCGAAAACAAGGCACAACGCAACTTGTGTTTCGACTTGAAGCCATATTTGGAATTGGGCTTATCGACCGTGTACCAATACTCCGCACATTCCTTGTAACCGAAAATGGAACGACCGATTTTGCGGTTCAATGAATTGCATTTCACATCGTACAATATGCGGTTCAAGGCAAAGACAATCGCCGCTTCGTTGTCATTGGTCGGGGTTGCATTGTAGTTGATGGGATTGCCGAAACAGAAAGACACGGCACGGTTGATTATCAACCTTTGAATGGCAAGGGCGATTCTTGCAACCTTTTCCGTTCTGTAATTGGTACTTTCGCCATCCACCGTGATAATCTTTTGCGCCGATTCCGCTTCATCGTCGGCATCAATCTTCACCCGTTTATCCTTGCGAATAACCGGGTCGTTAATATCATGCAACTTGGGGTCAAGTGCCTTTTCTGCACTCTCCACATCAGGTTGTGGAATGAAACGGCAAGACTTCAATTCCGAAATCACATCATTTGCCGTTGCTTTCTTGAAAATTTCGTCAATTGGCATATCGTTATTGTTTTATAGTGAAACACTTTAATATCCAAAAAGCCCCGCCACATCCGATTTGCGGTGGTTTGCTCTTTTTTCGATTGTTCCCGTTAATGCGTCCGGGGCATCATCATGTTCATTTTGCCCGGCTTTCAAATAGCCGCATATCGCCTTGGCAAATTCAGGGAATAGGGTTTTCCAGCCTTGCGGCATGAATGTAAGGTTCTGCACCATTGCCGAATGTTGGTATATCCTCGTATCTTTGTTTTCGGTTTGGTGAAATGCCGTGAATGTCGTTTTAGCATTGCCCATAAGTCGGCATTGCTTTTCAACATTGTTCTTGAAAAGGCGACCGCCGTTGTTCGCTTCGACAATGCACAAGGCAACGCCATGTTTGGTCAGCATCTTTGCAAGTGCGGGTTCTGTGTACTCAACCGGGCGTGTCGTGTAAAGCACATCCACAACATAATTGGCAACATCCGTTTCATCATAGACAATGGCGCACAAATAATCTGCGCCCGTGTCCGCCGTATCGACATAACATTTCCGCTTGACGTACTTTGTCGCCGGGCGAATGGTGTATTCAACAAAGCCGCTTTCGTACATAAGTCCGGCACGGGGTTGGGGGTCTTGTTGATAAAGGGATTCAAACACTTGGGGATTGCGTTTGCGTATCGCTTGCAGCTTCTTTAAGCTGTGTCTTTCTTCCCAAAGTGCTTCACCCTCTTTCCGGGGGTCATACTCTGTCGGCTTGCCCTCTTTGATAGCCTTGTAAACGACAACAACCCACCCATCGGGATTGTCTTTGGGGTCATATACGCCTTGTTGCCGCAACAACGTACCCGCCAAATCATCTTCATGCCATCGTGTAAAGACAATCAATTGTTGGGATTCATTGTGAAGTCGGGTTTCCGCCACCGTATCGTACCAATCCGACACACTTTCACGGACAATGGGCGACCATGCCGTCTTTGCATCCTTGTAAATATCATCCATGATAAGAATATCAACGGGTTCACCCGTCAAAGCACCACCGACACCAACCGTCTTGAAGCTGCCCCGGTGTCCTACAATCTCGCATTCATCCGCATTGCGCAACCAAGACCCGGCAATCGTGGTCACATTGGCGGCATTAAGGTTGGTTTCCGGGAATATATCGTGATATTCGGGGGTGTCGATTATCCTTTGGATTTCACGATTGAACTTTCTTGCTTTGGGGGCGTTGTAGGACACAATCGCCAACCGCTTTTCAGGGTCATTGCCCAAAAGGAAAGCGGGCAAACGCCTTGTTGAACCCTCGGATTTACCATGCTGGGGCGGCATGAACACCATCAATTTGCGGATTTTGCCTTGCGCAAAGTCTGTCAGAACCTTGTAATATCGGCGGTGAAAGTCCGCCGGGCGGAATGTGGGCATGGTGGCAAGGGTAAAACGCAACAAATCGGAACGGCTTTCACGAATAAGCCGTTCTTTCAATGCCTTACAATACCGTATCTTGTCAGCCCTTTGCGCCATTATTCTAACTTCCTTTGCAATTCCGCAATTTCATTATCCAATTCTTCATCCGACTTGCCCGCAAACAAATCCTTTCCGTCTTTGCCTGTAACCTCGGTTGTCTGTCTGTTTCTCCAATGTTCCGGGTCGCCATTCGTCAAGGTGAATATGATTGCCGCCGTGTCTGCCTGAATGTGCTTCTTGGTGGTCGTTTGTTCCTTGATTATCGGCTTTGGATTGCCCTTTTCGTCTTTCACCTTGCTTGGAATGGTGACAACCTTTGTTTCGGTCACATCGTAACCCTGTATCTTCTTCAACAATGATTTCTTTGCTTCTTGAACAAAGAATTGCATCCTTTCATCCTTTGCTTGCTCGATTGCATCGGCAAAGTCGGGGTAATCATCCATCCATTGATGGTAAGTTTTCGGGGTGATACCCACTTGGCGGCATATTTCGGCAATGGTGAATGTGTCCGACTTGACAAGTCCGACAATCTTTTCAACTATTTTCTTACCGTATTTCGCCATGTTACGCCTTTTTTAGTCCATTTTTGTCACTTTCATTACTTTATTCTTTCAATTCACACTTAAAGCCCCTTTCTTGTAACTCATTGAATAACAAAGACAACTTGGTTACATCGCCGCATTCAACAATCAACCTTGTATCAATCACCTTTTTGCCGGGGCTTTCTTCTTCATTCTCGTTTTCGTCTTGGGCATCCATAGCAACGCCCCAATCTTCCGGGTCAAAATCGAACTTTTCCGCTTCCTGCATTATCAAGTCCGTGTCAAAAGAAAGGTTCGCTTTGCTTGTGGCGTTGTCCGCAAGGGCAAGTTCACGCCCCTTTGCCGAATCAAGGTCAATATCTTTTCGCTTGACCGCCACAAGTGAATTGCCGTCAGTTTCAACAATGATAACATTGTCAAAGCCAATGTCGGCGGCTTTTTCGGCTGTCTTGTTCCCGGCGATAATGCGGTTGTTCTTGTCGATAAGGATTGACCGACCAAGCCCAAATTCCCGTAAGGATTTATCCATCAGGTGTTCGCCAAACTCCGTTCCCTTGTTGAAATTCTTATTGTCCGGGATAAGGGTTTCAATACTCGCTTCGATTATTTTAGTAGCCATGACAACACGGAATGGATATTGAACAATACACAAACAATCAAGGCTACCAAAGCCCCGCAAAGCGCACCAATCATGGTGAAGATAAAGTCCATCAATTCAACCGTGCCGTGACCTTTGGAATCCCACCATTCTTTGATTGCTCCGGCAAGGCTTCCGGCTACAAAACCGACCAAAGCCCCAAACAAGACACCTACAACAAGCGCAATGACAAAGCCGACATAAAAATGTTTCCGTTTATCGGGTTGTTTGGCGGCTTCTGCAAGGTTTTCCCATGTTTGAATGATACTTTCCTTTGCCTTTCCCCAAAAAGCCAAAATGCGGGCTTTTAACGGGGCTTTTCCAAAGACCATTTCACCCGAAACAAAGACGGGCGGTTGTGTTTTCCCCGAAAGGACACCAAGCCACACTTTACCGCCGAATAAAATGTTCATTCGTTCCTTGAAAGTCGGCTTCCAACAAGAAACACATTGTTTGCCGTCATTCCACACGTGCAATGATGAACATTCATTGTCTGACATGGTGGACGGCTTTTGCAATACCTTTGTGGATTGCGGAAAATCAATTGGTTTCATCTGCTTTTGAATTTAGTTTGCAATGCAATTGCAAAATTAAAGGGTGTGTTACTATAACACACCCTTTTGCAAAAAAAGTTAAGCATAAGTTATCCAACTTTTACCTTGATAGGCAAGCCCGAAAACACCCATGCAAGCAAAGCCGCATCACGCCCATCTTGGTTGGTGCGCCCGGTCAAACCCGTAAATGAAGCCAATTCTTCTTGGGTAATCTTTCGGTCTTTGCCTTTCCAACACTTGACCAACGGGGCGTGTTCCAAGACGTTGATTCCGTAATGCTTGCACATTTCGATAATCTTGCGCCCTGTTTCATGGTTTGCCCCGACATCCTTTGCGATTTTTTCCGCCCGGTGTCCTTGCGCTTCATGGAAATTGCTTTTCCTGACCATCCATCCGGCTTCAACAACGACAATCAATGTTTCGCCTTTGTCAATGCCTGTCTTTTTGCAGAATTGCAAGTAATCCATCAATTGCGGAAAAGCCAAGTTCGACACTTCCAATTGCCGTGTTGTCGGTTTGAGGAACGCCACGCCCGATTTTCCTTTGTCGGGGTCAATGGCAATGATGTTATCATATTTACACCTCATATCACACGCAATTAAAATGGCAAATCATCTTCCATATTGTCGGATGCTTGCGGTTGGGCTTGTGCTGCCTGTGTCGTTGCTCCTGTCGGTTGGCTTTCACCTTTCAGACCGCACAAGGTAACTTCATTCGCATTGACATTGGCGGCGATTTGCGTGTTGCCGTGCTTATCTTGATAGGTTTTCAAGGACAAACGCCCTCGGACAAACACTTTGCACCCCTTTTTCAAGTATTGGGTAAGACCGCCGCCGTCACCATACCACAAGACGGACACCCAAACCGTTGATTCCGTTACGACACCTTGGGCATCCTTTTTCCTTTCAGAATGCGCCACGTTGAATGATACATATTTCCTGCCGCCAAATTCCTTGATTTCGGCATCATTCCCGATATTGCCAATTACTTCACATTGAAACATACGCTTTTGAATTAGAGTTATACAAATACTTTCCTTTTGTTATGCAAGTGCATTGCTTTTGCATTGTTAATATCGCTTGTTGTGCCGGATTGGGCGGTTTTCATTATACCGCATCTTTTGGGCAATGTGCCAATCCAAGTCAATATCCAAAGACTTTGCCCATTCCCGGATATAGAAAATGCCGAATTGAATGCGCTTTTCAATGCCTATCACATCACGGGATAAGCCCTTGCACAATGCAAAAGCATTTTCCGTGAAGCTGAATTTTGCAAACGCCCTGTAATATCGGCAAGGATTCATCTTGGCAAAGTCGATACCCAAAGCCCCGGCAAGGTCGAAAAGGCGAATGGCTGTGTCTGCAAACTCATCTTCAACGGTGTTCTTTACGTGCGATTCAAACACATCATCGAACATTTCCCCCTTTTCCATGTCTTGCCGCATCAGCAATTTAGCACCGACCCCGGCTTTGTCATTCTTGCGGTCGGCTTCTACCATTTCGGCAATTTCCGTTATAACAAGCATCAAACAATGTTCGTTGCTCTGTTTCTTATCCCAAAACCCATGTTTTACGGCGTTGGAATGCGCTCTTTCTGTCATTTCGTTGTAGTTCATCTTTCCAAACTTTATTTTGTTAATAAATTACCCGGTCAAAACAATTTTGGCGTAATGCAAGATAAAACTTGCTCTTTCGCCGCTTTGTAAAAGTCTTTTTTGATTTCAAATCCATATCCTTTTCTTTGTAAGTTTGCCGCTGCCAATAATGTTGTTCCACTTCCGGCGCAAGGGTCAATGACCACATCGCCGGGGTCTGTGAATATCCGAATAAGGCGTTCAAGCAAAGGAACGGGCTTTTGTGTCGGATGCACTTTGGGTGTTTCGCTATCCCTTATCCAATCAAAGCAATTAAAAATCATCCTGCCATCATTGTTGAACTTGGGCAACTTATCCCGGTACAACAATATCCCATATTCACAATTGCCAACGACTTTCATATTCGCTTTCAACACTTGTGCGGAAAAGTTCTTTCGGAAAACAAGGTTGATGTAATGGTTAAAACCATATCGTTTGCCAAGTTCTATGTATTTGAATTGTTGTTCAAACTCGCAAAACACAATCATGCAAGGGGATTTCCTCGGTTGTTTAGGCTCTTTTATAAGCATCTGCGAACAAAAGTGCATAAATTCAGCCGGGCGAAAATCCTTGTCCGTATCGAAAAACTCCTTACCAGCCTTTTCCGATTCTCCGTTTTTGTTATCCCCATCGACATACCATGCCGGATTACTTGCATAAGCATTGACCCCCAAATTATAAGGCGGGTCGGCAATGATTAATTGCGCTTTCGGGATTCCATAAACTTTGAAGTTTTGGAAATGGTCATTGAATAATTCTATATTCTTCATCGTCTGTCGGTTACAATATCAAACACCGCCTTTGTCAAGTTTATGTCATATAAGGCATTGTGCAATGATTCACTTTCGACATCAACGCCAAGCGTTTTGGCGACCGTGGATAACTTGAAATTCTCCATGTCGGGGCGGCGGGTCGCAAGGTATGCGGATGCAAGCACCATCACATCAATTGTGTTCGACCAAAACCAAGAACCAAAGTATTGGTCGCCGTTCTGCAAGAAGAATCCACGCAAAAATTGATTGTCGAAAGCCGCATTGTTATAACCGACCAAGAAAAACTTGTCTTTCTTGTTGTACTTATCGACATACTTTTCAAGCATCGCAACAAATTCGGAATATACTTGTCGCATTGGTGGGTATGCCAACACTTGTTCACGTGTTACCCCTGCAACTTTCAAGGCTTCATCTTCGATTATCGCCTTTGGGTTTGGTTGAACGTGAAAGTCGAATTGTTCTTTGGAAACACCATCAATCACGATTTCACCCGATATTTGATGGATTCCATTCTTGCCGGGATTTACCCCGGTCGTTTCAAGGTCAAAAAATAATAGTTTCATTTTAGTATGTGTTATTTATTAAACAAATCCAATTGTTGTTTCTCTGACTTGATTTGAATTACTCGCTTAATCTCATTGTCGATTTCAGCTTCAAGCCTTTTGGACTTCTCCAATGCCGACTTTGTGCGATATTTGAAATACTCCTTTTGAGCATCACGCATATCCTTTACTTTGTAAAAGAATTGTTCGGGATTCATGTTGTCTTGTTTTATAGTAATACACAAATTCTTAAATTTTCGATAACCATTGTTCCCATATCCGGCTTGCCACTTGCGCCATCATTACGGGCGGCACGGACATACCGCACACATAATGGGGTGACTGACCACCAAAATTGTAGTCTTGCGGAAAGGATGAAATGCAACACACTTCACTTTTGGCAAGAAACTTTGGTTGCACAAAATGAATCAAGCACGATTCCTTGCTTGCAAGTGTCGGGCATATTCTGTCCGGGTACGCATAAGCCTGATTGAAATTCGACCCTTTGCCAAACAATCTTTCGTTTGCATCGCCTTGGTTTGTGTCACCATCTTGTCGATTATCCCACAATAGACGCATCACCCTTGAATTGATTTCACGCCCTGAATAGTCGGCAACTTCACCAAACATTATCGGCGTTTCGTTGAAGTCAAGGTCTAATTTCGGCACTTCATTGAAAAGGTCTTGCATCACCAAGAATGGGGCGGCAAGGTCTTTCCGTAAACAGACAAAGAAAACCCGTTCACGTCTTTGCGGAACACCCATCTTTTGTGCATCAAGCAACCAATGTTGGCAATAATACCCGGCATCCTCGAAGCCCTCATATATCCGCCTTACATAATCCTTGGCTTCACCAAGCAACAACCCCTTGACATTTTCAGCGACAACAACTTTGGGTTGCAGCTTCTTTGCAAGGTCTATGAAGTCGAAAAACAAGGTATCTAACACTTGCGCCGCTTGACCCTCTCGAAAATGCTTCATTTTGCCCCATGCTTCTTCACGGCTTCCGGCAACTGAAAACGTGGAACAAGGCGGCGACCCGTCCAGCACGTCAAGATTGTACAATTCGGACGGCAAATCCGTTCTATCCTTGAATGTCTGTATCGGTTCAAGGAAAGGGAACTTGGGGTTGTGGTTCTGACAATATGCGTACATCATGCGGTGGTCTATCTCATTGCACCCGATTACATCGAACCCGGCAAGTTTGTAACCCATAGAACTGCCCCCCCCACAAGCAAAACATGAAAAGACCGCCCCTTTGTCTTTGGTGAAGTGGGCATCTTTCAAAGTCCAACGATAATCGAATTTATGCGGTTTCATTTGTTTTATTCAATATATTATTTACCCTTGTCGCCATATCCCGGAATTGCGGATTGTACTTGAAATCATCATCATACTTCCGCAATAAATGAAGCATCGAAGAATGGTCACGGCGAACATACTTGGCTATCTGTGTCAGCTTCATTTTTCGCTTGCGGCAATGATACACGAATATCATCCGGGCAAACACCCCGTCACGCTTGCGCGACTTGGTGATATATTGATTGAAACGTAACCCCGTCACTTCATGGATTGCATTTTGTATGCGCAAGATTGCCTTGTATTCATCATTTAGAATGATTATGTTTGATTCAAACAATACATCCTTGCCCGTGCGGTTGGCAAAATCAAATTCTATTGAAGCCCCGGTTGAAGTAGTCCAATTATCCATCATGTAGATTGCATCACACGAATGCAGCATTTCAATATCCTTGCATAAATGCCTTATCCATTCTTCATGGGTCGCAAGACCATTCTTTAACGGGTTTATCACTTCAAAGCCAAGTTCCGTCAATAAGGCTTCCGCATCTTCAAACCTTTGTTCGGCTTCCTTGTAAGGCAAGCCGCTTATCTTTCCTGAAATGTATATCCTCATGGCTGCAAATTCTTTTGATGGTTATGCAAAAACTTATTCACGAAATACACTTGACCCTTGCCCGTTACCTTGGTCGTGTTGGATATAAGAGTGTCGCCGTTTGGCTTCTGAATGGTTGTTTTCTTTATCTCGAACAAGCCCATTTCTATTGCCTTTTGGGTCGGTTGATTATACCTTTCACCATATTGGCACAAATAACCGTTGTCACGCATCCATTGGAAAAGCCGCTTTTCGCCCGTCTGAACACCGTTTTGGCATATTATCTTGGCAAGTTCACCGATAAGCACGGATTGTTTGGCGGTTTCAACCGCTTGTGAGAATAGGACACGGGGTGCATCGGCTTCAATCTGCTTTTGTTGCCGCTCGATTTGTTCCGCCTGTGTCGCTGCAAGGCGTAATGCTTCCGCAAATGATTGGGGTATCGCCGGGGCGGTGGGTTGTGTCACTTGCCGCACGACTTTTTCCATCGCATTGAATTGCTCAATGAATGCAACCTTGAATTGCATTGCTTTTGCACCCGTCAAGCCCATTGCAAGCAAGGAAAATCCGTCACGGTTCATTATGAACATCGGTCGTGATTTGCCTTGTGCATCACAATAACTTGATTCTGCAAACCATCGGCGGTGGGCTGAATTTTCAGCCGACCCCAAGATGTTTCTTATTGCTTGCATAATGTTCTTATGCTGTTTGCCGAACACCTGTGCGACTTTCAAAGAATCGGTCACGGGTGTACCTTTTTCGGTTTTATAGACCGCATCTTGTTGAATGATAATACCGTCCATTGTTATATCGTTTATTAGTTATTTATTCCGCATCATCATCAAAATAATCTTGGTTTTCATCCAAGAAAGCATCCAACGCATCATTGCAATATAAACCCTCGCAAATACTATCGCATAGATGGTCGATTTTGCCTTGTTTCCACGGGCAATAATCACATAAATCATCGCCCAATGTCTGTTTCAATTCTTCATTTGTCATTTGCTTCAAGTTCTATCTTTGCAATTGCTTTGAGTTCTTGAAGCCGCTTTTTCAACACTTCCACTTGTTCATCCATTACCTGAATGGCAATTTCAGGCGATATGTTGAAAATGCGCATTGATGAACATATACCATCGGGAACGCCCAATTGCATACCCTTTCCATATTTGCCGAAACTTGATTCATTTTCAGCAATGGGGCGTTGGTCTTTTTCCGCACGTTCACGCGCCTTTTTGACTTCCTCGCACATTTCGGACTTGATTTTTCCGATTTCTTCAATCTGTTGGTGGCAATTGTAAATTTGCCTTGCTGTTTCTTTTGTTATCATAGTTGTTAAATTTTACGTCTGTCTTTTCCTTTGATTTCAAAATAGTTGCACATTTCCCGAAGTCGGCTTGCCACACGGTCGCCATACCTGTTGGATAATGCTTCACCGTTGATTTTAAGATTTGAAGTGATAAGGGTTAATTCATCGGTCTTGTCACCTCTGTATTCAAGCACATTCCGCATCACATCAAGGCGATTGCCCATGTACATTGATTCTTGCGGCTCGCTACCTAAATCCTGAACACCAAGAATGCCTTGTGTCTTGAACCGTTGGATGTTCCCATCTTCAATGAACCTGTCGCAAATTTCATCCGCTCGAAAGGTTGCCCACCACAAAGAGCGTGTCGTGCTGTCTTTCTCCATTGACACCCGGAAACCCCATGCAGCACTATATGCAAGCATGATTTCAAGACACCAAGATTTGCCCGAACCTGTATTTCCCGCAATGTAAATTCCACGTTTCAAATTCCCCGGAACAATCTGCCTTGTTTCCGGGTCAAGGCATCGCATTGACGTGTCGCAATGACACCATTTGATGAAGTTTTCGTAAGTGAAGCGGTTTTCATCGTCAATCACAAACTTTGCGTTTCGGCTTTTTCCTATTGCTTCAACAATCTTCAATGCTTCTTCAACGTCATATTGCAAGTATTGGTAACGGGTAATGCCGACAAACAACCCACGTTGCTTCACGGCTTCCATAATTCGCCCGATACTTGGCATCTGCACTTTCACGGTCTTTTGATTGCCGTCCTTGTCTGTTATGGTGTCTTTTATATCCATTCGTCATTGCATTTTTTTGTTACACTTGCTTTTCTTGCCGGGCGTATATTGTCACGTTTCGACCATGTGACAACCGCCATCCGCCAATCTTTCATCTTGTTTTTGCCGACCATCCAACCTTTGCTTTCGTAAAACGCAATGAATGCTTCCGCATCAACTGAATATCCTTTTTCTTGAATGTAGGATTGCACTTCTTCCAAAGTAGGGGGGCAAAACCGTTTGACGGTTTTTGCTTTTTCCCTTTCTATATCATTAGAATCTTTACTTTCCTTTTCTTTCCTTTTCTTTTCTTTGGATATATCTTGCATTGCATTTGCATTCGTTTTGCATTGCTCTTGTTGGGCTTGCATTGATTGCCAACGCTTTATCGCCGCAAGTTTTCTTGATTCCGAAATGGTCTTGCGTTTTTCAAGACGTGCATTTACCGAATTTGACCAAAACTTTTCCCCGTCATTTTGGAATAATCCAAAGTCTTGCACAACACTTTCTACAACCGTGCTTTCCACGTGCAATGCAAATGCAATACTTTTGCATGATTTCAGGGGCAAGAAGCCGTCTTGTTCATATAGTTGTTCAACAATGCACCAAAACACACCAATTCCGGTTGCGCCGTGTTCAATCAACACGTCTTGCAATTTTGGGTCGTTCCGGGCATTGTAATCGTGTTGGAAATAATACACTTCTTTCATCGCTTGACGTGTTTTTGTGATTCACCGATACCGAACAACGCAAAGTCATATTTACACGGGTCTTGGGGGTCGAAAGCCGCCAAATTCCGGGTCAGTTCCTCAACGGTCTTACGGTCGTTGCCTTGGCGTGTAATCAAGCCCAATTCACGCCCCACACGGGCGACATGAACATCAAGGGGCATCATCAATTGACTTGGCTTCAAGTTATGCCAAACACCCAAATCAACAATCCCATCTTGACGGCATAACCAACGCAACATAAGATTCAGTCTTTTGCAAGGTGAACCGCCCTTGTGCCTGTTTGGTGTCGGGTCAGATATATGCTTTGAGTATTCACCGCCATTCGCTTGTGCGAACAATTCACGCAATCTTGAAAAACCATCCCAAACGGTTAAGTCACCTTGTCCGAAAGCGATTGCCAAAGTGTTGCTTGTCAGATACACAAATTGCAAGCCCCGACACATATACGCCAAATCACGACCAAAGAATGTGCGGTGAATGTTGCATTTCGGGTCTATGTGTTGCCATCTTCCGTGCATCACAAAATTATAGGGCTTGCCATCCATAATGTCAAACAACATCTTTCGGCAACCGTTCATTATCTGTTTTCTATTGCCCCAAGCAATTGTCGAAGCAAGGAAAGCGGCAATTTCAATATCTTGTTTGGATTTACCCAAGAAACAACGTGGAAATGCCACCGGGTCATTCTCCATGAATGCCGTTGTGTTATACCTTGCCACAAGGGATTCCAATGTTATTTTCAAATCATTCATTGTTGCGATATTGAAGCCCCCGACCCGACAAGCAAGCCGGGGGCATTTTGTTAAACTTCAATGATTGCGATTTCCGGCGCAATCTCCTTTATTTGCTCCAATTGTTCATCTATCACCTTGTCACGCAAATCTTCAAGCGTTGCTTGTGCGCCCGGTGACAACAACACAAAAGCGACTTCACGCCCGTTCACCTGTGCGAATGTTTCCACCTCTATTGTTTCGGGCTGCATACCCTTGAAAATTGGCATTTGGATGGTGAATGATTCCGGCAAGTTGGAATTGACCACTTGGGCGAAATTGTCCGTGCGGTTGCCGTTTTCCTTGACCGCCCTTTCAATCTTGTTGTTCACATCGGCGGTGAAATTCATCAGGCTTGAAACCAGCTTCATGTTTTCGTTGCGGTCGGCAAAGAATGCCCGGTTCATCTTGATAAACAAGCCAAGTTCCGTGGGTGTCCAGACTTTGCCGCCGTTAATGCCAAATTCAATGAACTTGGGGTTGTAACTCAATTTGCCCGTTATTTCACCACGCTTGTATTCATCCGCTTCATTCGTTATCAAGGTGATTTCGATTGATTCACGGTTTACAAGCACAAGGCAATCTTTTTGTTCAAATTGCCCGGTGTTAATTCTCTTTTTGAGGTATTCAACGACCGCCCCGATAACACCTTTCAAGTTAGTTTTGACGGGTGCTTTGGGTTCAAGTTCTTTCGCTGCTGCACCCTCACGAATGACAAGTTCCGCTTTGCTCATTCCGGGCGCAAGATTGATTTGCAATTTTTCATTATCCATGATTCAAAATTTAGTTGTTAATTGTCCGTTCCTGTTTTGGGGTTAAGATTGCGCACCACGCCAAAAATGGTGGGTTGCAGTTCGTCAGCGGTCGCCGGGCGGCTCTCAATCAACTTGCCGTCTTTGTTGTAGTACCCGGTTTCCTTTGTTTCTTGGTCGGTGAACCTGTAACACATTTCGGTTACATATTCCGCCTTTGCCTTGATATTTTTAAGTAACTGCTTACATTCTTCCCTCAATGGTTTTAACTGACCTTTGAAAGTTTCCATTGCGACTTTCTTTTCATCTTCGATTTTGTCTATTTCAATCGAAAGATTAGTATGCCTTTCTTTATGCCCTTGCAATTCTTCCGGGCTGTATGGCTTCATATACCCTTTTTGCTCGCAAGCATCGCAATTGTCTTTCAAGAATGCTTCACGTTGAATCGGGTTCTTGTATTCCTGCCCAAGTTCCTTTTCCATATCCAATTTGTTTTACTATGAAACACATTTTATTTGAAAAGGAACACTTCGTTGTACAAGTCGGCAAACATTTCACCGAATTGCCGTGCCCGATTTGCGGTCTTAAAGCAAAGCCGAGAACCGATACGCGCACTCGTATCCGTAGCCGCGCAATACGTATTCGCATACACGAACCCCGCAGCATCCTTGTCATAGACAAACCAAGGGAAATACTTGTATTGGTTTTCATTGCTGAAATCCGGCACGAAATCATCCGCTTTGTTCCATGCTTCCGCAATAGTGAACAACTTGTTCAATGCGGCAAGGGCTTTGAGGTGTCGGGGGTTCATTTCATCAACCAAATGGGCAACACCGTTCAAGTCCAAAGAATTGTTTGATTGCAGCTTCTTTGTAACGGCAAAGTCCGCATTGGGCTTGCCGCCAAGATACTTCCGGGCTTCCTCGTAGTTGGTCACACATTCGTTGATTTCCTTTTCCTCGATTTCGTCAAGGGTGAAATCAAACGGGGTCAAATACCCCTCATCGTCTGAATCCAAATCATCGTTATTGTCCGTAATGTAACCATCCATCACATCAACGGCTTCAATCTTTGAATCAAACTTTCCAATGGCTTTTTCAATGCCTTTTTGTCTTAAAAGAAACTTCTTCATGTTCTGAAAATTAAAATGGTGATTTGTTGAAATTTGAAATTGTCATTCCGCTTTCGGCAATGTGGGTGGTCTTGCCCGTTGCTTCTTCGATTCCTTGCTTGAACTCCTTTGTGTTTGAATTGCCATCCGAAAGATGTATCAAGACAATATGGTTCACGCCTGACAAGTCGTTTGCAAGCAATGTTTCCCGGCAAGTGTCAAAGCTGCAATGGCTTTTCATTGTTCTTGCACGTAACGCCATCGGCAACTTGCCCGCTTCAACATTGGCATCCAATATGTCTTGACGGTAATTGCATTCAATCAAGATGTTGTTCAATCCCTGAAAGGTGTAATGCAAGTAATATGTATCAGTTGCGAACAAGACCATGCCGCATTCCTTATGGTAAATCAAAAATCCGAAAGGCTCTTTGGCATCATGTTGGGTTGCGAATGGTTGCACCTTGAAATTACCTATTTCATAGACTTGCAATTCATCCATGACACGGGCAAGCCGTGTTTCCGGCAAATGCAAAGCGTCTTTTGTGCCTTGTGACATATAGCACGGGATTTGCGCTTCAAGGCACTTTCCGGCGTGTTTGGCATGGTCGCCATGCTCATGCGATATAATCACACCAGCAATGCGGGAAATGTCAAAATTGACCGCCTTTTGCACGTCCTTGAAAGGAATGCCGCATTCTATCATCAAGCAATCATTGCCGTTGTCAAGCAAGTAGCAATTGCCCTTTGAACTCGAACCCAAAATCTTCAATTCCATAGCCTTTCGGATTTTGATTGTTTGTTAGAAACCGGGTTGGGGTTGTGGTGTCGGTGATTGCGCCACATCCTCTTTTGCGGGCGTGGGCTTTACATCTTCAACATTCTTGATTTCGCCCGTTTCCGGGTCAATTGTTGTCGCCGTGGTCTTGTCGTTACCTTGCGCCAAATCCACACCGATTTGCACTTTGTTGGCGTTGTCGTGCTTTTCGGCTTCAACTTCCGCCCCGACTTCTTGATAATCCACATCCATTATGTCTTGGTATTCCTCAACGGTACGCATCCCCATTGACAATTCAGGTGCGTAAGCACTTGTCCAAAATGAAGCCGCACGATACATAAGCATTTGTTTGGTCATGGTCTGCCACTTTGAACCGTTCTTGGTAAACCATCCCTCTTGAATGGCAAGGCGGATAGATACGGGCGAACTTTCCAAGACTTCTTCCGAACCCTTTGCACTTGTATATGCGACACACTCAATATCCATCATCTTGCGCCCGTCAAACTGCTTGTTTACGGCTTCATTCTTGTAATAGCCACGCCCGTTCTGACCATTCACCCATGTTTTTGTGTACTCGACATAATCAACCATGCCAAGCATACCTTTTTCGGTGAAGCGGTACTTCAAGGGCTTGAAGCGTCCGCAAGTGTTCACGGTGGCGACAAGGAATTTTGACGACCAAGACGGCTTGCCATAAATCGGCACCATATTTTGCATAACCATCAATGGGCTTGCGCCGATACGTTGGGCAATCTCAATGGCAATCATGCAATTTGCCATCGCCTTTTCGATTGGGTTCTTCTCCGTTACTTTGTACATATCCGGCACAAGTTCCGAACTTGCGAATAACTTGCAAACACGCTGCATGGTGTCGAATTGCACCGGGTCAAAGAAGTTGAACCCGACTTGCACGGGGGCGGCAACCGTCAATACTTGCCCCTGCTTTTCTGTTTTCTGAATTTCGTTCATATCCGTTCAAATTACTTGTTAATGAATAGTGTTAGATACCCCCCCCCGATTTTTTCAATAATTTCTTTCAATGCGGCTTCTTTTACTCCTGCCATAATAAGTTCTTTGCCGTTTTCCTGTAAGGCTAATGCGGCGATTGATTCAACGACTTTCCCACCGTTACCCATGACCGCCACGATTTGTTTTGTTCCATCCTCACTTTCCACGGATTCGGATGCAAGGATTACAAGACCACGTTTAACACCGTCTTTTTCATTTGTCATTACTGACATCATACGTGCGAATGCTTCCACCTGTGAAATAAATTCGCCTTTCTCAATTTTCTTTTCCATTGTTGCGTTGTTATTGAATTGTTAAAAAATTGTCCTTGTTTACAACAAGGTTGATAATCTGACTTTCAGTTTCGATAATGTCATTGACCGATTCACGGTTATCAATGAATATCGGTGCGCACACGCCATAAAAGCGGCATAATGTGTTGATTATGTCAAGCCCGGCATTCATTTGTCCTGCCGTGTTCGCACTTGGGTATGGAACGCCATTGACCAAAGGAATGCACGTTTCAACGGGGTTGTTGTCAATGGTGAAGTCAAACAAGCGGAAAGACACATATTTGAACATCCCGTTTATCCGGCTTTCGCATTCATCAATCTTGGTCTTTGTGAATTGCTCAACCGTGTATTCCTGCTTTTCGACATCGGCGATTTGTTGGGCAAGGTCTTTGCCTTTCTTTTCAAGGCTTGCGATTTCATCTTCATAACGCTTGATTGCATCACGGTTGGCAAGCCTTTTATTGAGGTCGTCACGGGTCTTGTTCAACTCCGACTTCCTTTCCTGTGCCTTGCTCGTGTCGGCGGAACTTGCCTTTTCGGTGCTTATGGTCGCTTCAATCTCTTTGATTTTTGCTTGCTTTTCAACCCATTCCGGGATTGATTCAGGCACAACGGCGGCGGCATCAACAAGCGGCAAAGCAACGAAATCGGCTTTCATCTTGCTTATTTCGCCATTGATAGACGTGACATTGGCATTGGCATTCTCAATGTCCTTTTTCACATCGTCAATATCCTTTTCAAGTTCCTTGATTCTTTCGCCAATTCGCTTGCCCTTTGAGGTTATATCATTGCATTTGTCGGCTTGGGCTTTCGTGAAAACATCCCTTGCTTGCTCAATCATGGCGGCGGGTAATTCCTGCTTGCAATGCGGACAAGTCGTTTCACCATGATAGACCTTGCCGTTTTCTTCAAACCATTGATTGCGCAAAGTGTCTTGTTCCGACTTCAACTTTTTGACATCTTCTTCAAGCCGTTCTTGCTCTTTTCGGCTTGCCGACAATTCACGGTTGGTCGCTGCCAATTCACGTTCCTTTGCCTTGATATTGCTTTCCAATTCACGGCGGGCGGCATTGGCTTCAAATGCGGCATTTTGCGCTTCTTCCTTTGCCTTGAAAAGTAGTTGTTGGCATTCGGATTTCAAGGCGTTCACGTCCTTTTGCTTCTTTTGCTCCGCTTCATACGCCTTGCGGATTGCGGCGGTGGCATCACTAATCGCCTTGTCTATGTCCTTGATTTCATCATCAATGACTTGGATTTGAACTTCAATGGCGTTGAAATCCTCATTTTCGGGCATCATCTTATGGGTTTGGTCAATCCTTGGTTGGATTTGCGCCAATTCGTCTTTCAAACGCTTCTTTTTTGCCGAAATTTCGGCTTTGAAGTCCGAAAGTGATTTGCCGCTTATCTTGTCAAGCAAAAGGGCAAATTCGGGCTTCTTTGAAGCGATTTCGGCATCTGTGATTGTTCCGGCAAGCTGAAAAAGTTGTTCCCTTTGCAGCTTCCACGGCATATTGACAAAGAATGCCGGATTGGTTATCATCTTGAACACGGATGAATCAATGATTGCTTCAATCCTCTTGGTGTATTCACCGACATTGACCGGGGTATCATTCCACCAACATTCGGTGTGATTGCCCTTAAACACTCTTTCGACTTGCCCACGTGGTTTTACCCAATCTTCGATATAGGCACGTTTCAAGTTGATTTCCTCACCGTCCACTTCAATGACACCCGACACGCTGCATTCTACATTGTGCAATTCCTTGCCATCAACACGGGTCTTGATTTCGTAGTCTTTTCGGTCTTTGGAATCCTTGCCGAAAAGCAACCAAATGAAAGCATCGAAATGCCTTGACTTGCCCAGCCCGTTGCCGCCCGAAATGGTGGTTACGTCCGGGTTGAAATTCGTTGTCCGTTCCTTTTCACCCTTGAAATTGCAAAGGGTTAGGGATTTTAATGTTACCTGTTTCATTGTTGCGTATTATTTATTGTTATTGTATAGTTCCAAAGCAAGGTCGGCATCGACAACTATAATGCGCCCGTTCTGCATGATTGCCCGGTCTATCCGTCCGCTTGCCTTGATTCTGTTTGCCGTTGTCATACTGCAATTGAACACTTGGGCAATCCCGGCTATGCCATAGACAAACCGTTTTTCGGGTGCGGTCGGGGCTTGTGGCGTTGTTTTCTCCGTTTGGGCGGCTTCTATCAACTCCATTAGTTCACCAACCGTCAAGTCGATAATCCTTGTATTTGGGTCAATTTTTATCATACATCATCATCCATTTCAGGCAATAGCCCTTTTGATTCCCAATACTTCGCAAGCCTATATGCGACATAACCGAATATGGCGGCTATCGACTTGCTAATAAAGAAGTCCTTAAACCATGTGTCTTGGTTTATCGGCTCTGAAACCATGCAAATCAAGGCAAGGCATCCAAAGAACCCGACAATGGTAATTCTGACTTGTTTTTTAGTTTCTTCTTTCATTGTTGCGAAATTTTTAATTGTTACAATTCGACCGTTGCAAAGTCATCTTCAAATCTTCTTCTTGACCTTATCACCCTGACCGTCCGGCAAGTGTTCCTTGTGCGCACCCTTATAGCCATATTGTCAAAATTGAATAATTGCGGCAACATCAATGCGACAAGCGTTGTTGCGATTATCTTGCGTTTGAGTGGTGACAAGTCAAAGGAAATGTGGAATTTCGTGCAAAACCACCATGCGGATAACTCATTGACTTTGGAACACCCGGTTTTCTCATATATCTTCCGGGCATGGTTTTCCACCGTCCGTTCCGAAATGAAAAGGCGATTGGCAATATCTTTCTTGCTTGCGCCCCATGCGAATAATTCCGCAATTTCGGCTTCACGCTTGGTCAGGCTTTTTGCTCCCATACCTACATTCCCCAAACATCCTTAATCCCATATTCGGCAAACACGGCTTCGATTGCTTTTGCTTCCGAAACTTTGGGTTCGACCTCACCTTTCAATCTGTTTAAGAATGCCATTCGGGTATTGATGTTCAAAGCCGCCATCAATTTTGCCCGGCATTCGGAAATGTCGCCGTTCTTGACTTGCGACCATCCTTTGTTGAATGAAAATTGTTCTTTACTCATATATGTTTGAAATTAAATGTGTTCAAAACCGCAACTTTTCGGGTTTGCTTTTGGCATTCCGCAAAAAATGACGTAATTTTGCTATTTGCAAACGCTCCTTAATGCTTTACCTTTGCATTGTGGAACTTTACACCTGCAAAGATACGGCATATTGTGTGTAAAACCAAACTTTTTCACACAAAATTGCGTGTTAATTTTGAAGTTATTTTGTAAGTTGTTGATTATGAATGATTTGAATATAAAAGAAATTCGTGAAAAATTGGGTGTGTCGCAAGAAACCCTTGCGGAAATGGTCGGCGTACACCCTCGGACCATTCAAAATTGGGAATCTGGCACGAAAATTCCAAAATCAAAACACGCAATTTTGCGTGACTTGGTATTGAAGCCGCAAAATTACGCCGGGGGTGAACAACAAAATGTCAATGGCGACAACATCAATGGCAACAACGTAACGGTTCACAAGACTGACACCGATAAATTGTTGGAAATCCTTGCAAGCAAAGAACAATCTTTGGCAAAGGCACAAGAACACATTGACAAGCTGTTGGAAATAATAGGGAATTTAACGAAAGGGCAATGATATGGAAACAATAAGAATCAAGGTCAATAACTATTACGGCAACCCATCTTATTATTCGGTCATGCCGCAAGAAATCTTTGATGCACTTGAATTGGCAAGTCTGCAAGGTGAAGAATTTGCGGTTGTTGCCAAAGAAAAATTTGATAAAATGATTGTTGATTACAAAAAGAAAATGGAAAACCTATGAAAAGGATATTTGTATGTATATGCCTTATTATGTCTTTGGTTGTTGCCAAAGGTCAAGAAAAATATGCGGGTTGTGTAATTGAACAAACAACGCCGGGTGCTAATAACATGGTTTGGGAAAATGATAGTATTAAGTTCACATTTTCCCCAACCGATTTATTTTGGTCAATCAAAATAGAGAATAAAACCAAAGCAAATGTTGAATGCGATTGGGATAAAACTTTGTTCATACGCAACAAAAAAAGTTCGGGAATTGTATTTGACAACACAATAAGAATGCAAAAAGATGCACCCAAAGGAACAAGTATCATTGCATCAGGAACGGAAATATCAAAAAGTATATTTCCATTAGAAAATTGGTGGGAAACCGGGGCTTATCCTGTTTTTAAGAAAAAAAGCATCAAGAAAGAAGGTAATATGATTATTCGGTTGATATTCCCAATCAAATATGGTGATTCAATACGTGAATATGAATTTTCGTTTATGGTTTCTGTGCCACAAAAGAAATGACTATGAAAAAAAGCATCAACCCACAAGCAATTGCAATACAACGCCGTTTCTTTGAAGCGTTGGACTTGGCTATCTCCTTGGGTAAGATAACCGGGTTGAAAGGCTTTTGTGACGACCACCAATTGAACCGCACAAAGTATTCATGTATAAAAAACAGCCTTGACAAGCCATTGGATGAAACTAATTATAAAATGATTGATTTGGATGCGCTTTCGGCTATTTGCACGGACTTTGGCGTTTCCGCCGAATGGTTGTTGCTCGGACGTGGTAAAATGCTTAAATCGGAAAAATAATGTACATCCAAAAAGGAATAAAGTTTTTGCTTCACAAACGCAAGCCGGGTGAAACGCATAATCTTGCCATTCGTATGCGTGTGACATTACGTGGGCAAAGACCACTTGATTTTCCGACCGGGCATAACATTGATTTGAAAGATTGGGATGCAAACAATCAATGCGCCTTGAAATCTGCCCCCGGTGTGGCTGACATCAACCGCACCATTGATGAATGGAAAGCAATAATGAATGAAGTGTTCGCCCGATATGAATTGCTTGAAAAGCGTGTTCCGACATTGGGCGAAATCAAAGACTTGTTCAATGATATGGTCGGGCGAAAAACCAAGACCAATGAAAGCCTTGCAGACCCGAACATGGATTTATTTCATGTGTTCGACCTGTTTACCGATATGATGGGGAAACAAAATCAATGGACGCCATCGACATTTGAAAAGTTTGCGGCAATCAAGCATCATCTTTATGACTTTGACCCGCACTTGTCATTTCCCGGAATCAATGAATCAAAGATGCAAGCCTATCTTGCATATTTGGAAAAGAAAGAATTGCGAAACACCACCATCGCCAAGAATCTTGCTTTTGTACGTTGGTTCTTGCGGTGGGCGCACAAAAAAGGGTATTACAATGGGGATGTTCAAGACACATTCAAGCCCAAATTGAAAGGCACGGACGGCAATTCAAAGGAAATAATATATTTGACACAAGACGAAATAAAAACCTTGGAAAACCATGTATTCTTGCCCACGCAAGCCGCCCTTGAAAGGGTGCGTGATATTTTCTTGTTTTGTTGCTTCACGGGTTTGCGATATTCGGATGTGGCGAAATTAAAAAGGTCAGACATCAAGGATGGATTTATTGAGGTTGTCACAAAAAAGACGGTGGACGGATTGCGCATTGAACTGAACAAGCATTCACAAGCGATTATTGACAAATACAAGGACATGAAGTTTCCACAAGATTTGGCGTTGCCTGTAATATCGAATGTGAAGATGAATGCCCATTTGAAGATTCTTGGGCAAGTATGCGGCATTGATGAACCGACACGGATTGTCTATTTTCAAGGCGGCATAAGGCACGAACAAGTCTTTCCGAAATGGGCTTTATTGACCACGCATTGCGGACGGCGTACATTTGTCGTTACCGCCTTGCAACTTGGCATTCCAAGTGAGGTCATTATGAAATGGACTGGTCACAATGATTTTTCGGCAATGAAGCCTTATGTGAAGATAGTTGATGAATTAAAGGCAAAAGCAATGTCAAGGTTTGACAATCTATAATGTACACGAATTGTCCGGCTTTTACCTCGTACACGATTATGTACACGAATTTTGGGCGATTTTCCGGCATTGTGTGGTATTCTGCAATATCATCATCTTGGGCTATGTTCTGCAACCCGTTGAAAGTGTAATGGTTTTGGTATTGTATGGTATTCTATGATATTAGGATTATTAGTGCCTGTCTCTCCGCTGAAACAAAAACGAAGGACTTCACAAAAGCCTTCAAAAACAGCATTAAAGCACCGTATATCAATAGATTACGGTGCTTTTTCTATATAGGCCCCCCAACAAGGTGAAGGCTTGTATGTAGGGTTTGGCAGTCAAAGTTCGGGGTCAGTAGAAATTTAGTGGGGATAAATTTTAGGCATCCAAATGTTATGCCGAACTTTGCGGTATGGAAAACGATTACTTACAGGCACTGGCACAGG